GCGAAGTCGTATTGGATACCGACAGCGAGAACTGTACTTTCTGGTTGACCGATGACAGCGTGAAGATGATAGGCGACCCGGCCGTCGAGGCGCCGACGCCGCTTGTACCCCAAGCGACAACCACGCTGGGGCCTATGCCCGGGAATGCTGTACTCAGCACATCGATAGAGGACCGCATCGACCCGTCTATCTGTAACGTTCCGGGCGTCCCTAAGATGCCAGCCGGGACCGTGATGGTCTTCAACGTCTGCTCACCCGCAGAACTTGTCGCATAATCAGAGATGTCGCGGTGAAAAACACCCATGCGCCGGTAACTTGTCGTTATGATCGGGCCCAAGATGCCAGCCGAATCAGCCGCCACTGACTTGACCGTGATGGGCAAGCCCGGTGTAGCTTGCACAGAGGTCGTCACAGTTCCTACGTGGCCGCTAACCGTCCCATGGTTAGACGCCGCCGTTGGGTCTGCTGGTGTCGTTCCGTTTCCGACGGTGACGTACATATTCTTCGCGATCAGGTCGGTGCCATATAGCGACACGACGACGTAGCCGTCCTCGTCCACCGTCACGTAGGTACTCAGCACCTCCGCGAACACCAGGTTCCCACCCCCACGGTACTGCAGCCACTGTAACCGATGACCCGCCGGCTTCCCACGGCACGTGATCGTCGTCCGCTGCTTCGTCGGCTCCAGCACGTGGCTCACCCCTACCACGGCCAGGTACTGGTTCGTCGAGTAGTGGACGCCGTTCGCCTCGAACTCGATGAAGTCGCCCAGCTCGACCGGGTAGAAGTACGGCAGCTCGATCGCGTGCGTGACGTACGGCTCCTTCAGGTCGCCGAGCGCCGCGTTCAGCAACGTGCTCATCTCGGACGACGTGGCGATGGCCGAATTGGGCGACTCGTCGAACTCCATCCACTGCAGCTCGTAGGCGTCCTGCGAGCTGGTGCTCTGCACGATCTGCTGTTGGCGGTTCGTGCTCGGGCCGAACAGCCCGCTGATGTAGTTGCGCACGTCCTCCCGACTAACGCGCATCAGCTTGACGTCGTAGTAGTCGTTGGCGCCGAACGTCCAGTTCTTCTCCGACGACGTGGCGTCGCGGTTAGGCTCGCTGAACCGCACGCGCCACGACGTGCTGGCCGTGCTCCACACCTCCTGCAGCGTGTAGCCGGGCAGCATGGCGTTGGCCGTGATGGCTTCGAGCACGCGCTGCTTCTCCGGCGCGTAGGCCGGCGCGATCAGGAACCCGGGCGATGCCGGCGTCAGCAGCACGCTGGTCGATAGGTTGGTCCAGTCCGCCAGGATCTGCTCGATGACCGTCTCGACCAGAACGCCCGTCGAATCGCCGTACGTGTAGCTGCTGCTCTGAATCCAGCGGTCGTAGATGCGCCCCATGTTGCGCGAGCGCGCTACGCCCGTGATGGGGCTGGCCTCCCAGTTCATCTCGTCAATTTCGCCCTGGAACACGAAGTCGTACGCCGAGCTGGCCGGGGCCGGGGCGCCGGGCGTTGTGCAGGCGGTGTAGACGTGCAGCTCGCGGCCCGGGTAGATGAGCGCGGCCCAGCCGTTGGTGCTGTTGTAGTTGAACGTGCTGTCGGCGTCGAGCGGGGCCAGGCTCTGCCCGGTGCTGGGCCCGTTATCACGCCGCACGCTGAACGTCAGCTGCGGGACCGGCTGGTCCAGGTTCCAGTTCCAACCCAGCGCGCGTACCCAATCGGCCGACGACAGGTTGGTCAGCACCACCATGCCGCCCGTGCTGTTCTCCACCTCCACGCGGGCATGCACGTTGTACTTGGCCGCAAAGAGCACGTCCTCCTGTGCCGTGGAGATAGTGCGCGGCATACCGGCTAGCTGCTCTGCTCGGCCGTGAAGCTGAGCACGTACCGGCGCTCGGTGCTGCTCTGCACCAGCGCCTCGCTGTCGACGCGCACGTTCACGGTGGGTAGCTTGCCGGTGCTGGTACGGCACATGGCGCCGTATGCCTGTACGGGCTGCGTGCTGCTCTCCAGCGCATCGAGTACCCGCACGCGGTCCGTCATGGACAGCGGCTGCGTCTCGCCTTTCCAGATGCCGACACGTGAACGGATCGTCTCCCTGAGCGTGCCGTCGAACGTGCGCTCACGGTCACCAATCTCCAGTCGCTCCTCACGTACTGAGTCTACGGCCACCGGGATGGCTACTCCGTCAATCACCCAGAACGGGGCCAGGCTGCGCATCGCGGCCATCGTTTGTACGCCCGCCATTACCTTGACGTCCAACACGCGCGCTATACCAGGCACCACGCCGCCGTGCGTACCGACGTAGATGCGCTCTACGCTCCATGCCGCCGGCATCGCGTTACCCGCGCTCCGACTACCAGCCACCTCCGTGCCCCCGTCGGCCGAATAAGACATCGTGACCGATCCGTCGCCATGTAGCACGAGCAAGAACTCTACCATCTGCCCCACGCTAGCCGCCGAGGCCGGCGTGCTCGTCACCACGTTTGCCCCATTATCGAAGTGGCCCGTGAAACCGGCCGAGCCGCTGGCTTGGTAGATAAGCAGGAAGGGGGCGGACGCGCTACCGATGCTGGCAATGGCGGCCCCGGCTATATGCGCCGTTCCACGCTCCGGCATACGCACGTACAGCGTCATTTCCTGCGGCGGGTGGGCGAAGGGCAGGTACAGCGCCCCGCCCCCGCGCGCGGCCGTTGCGGCGCTGGAAGGCATCAGGCTAGTCTCAGCCGGCATCGACTCCTCTAGCTGGGCTCCCCAAAGCAGAATCCCCAGGCTGCCTGACGTGCCCGCGCCAGTCCAGCTGGCGGCTATCTGACTAGAAGTCTGCGTGACCCCAATACGGCAGCTCACCGTCGTAGAGGTACTGATAGACCCGACCAACGTAGCCCGGTACACGCCCGCGCGAATCCGCTCAATATGACTGCGGCGGTGCACGCCCGACCCCTGCGACGTGGAGTCCGCTACTGCGCCCGAAGATGTCAGCTCGAACAAAGCTTCGGCGGCATAGTTGCCCGAACTGTTCTCCATGCGCAGCGCCAAGTAATTGTATCCGGCCGGAGAGCAGTACACACTGAGGGCGTGGTCCGTGCTAGCGGCCACCGATACCGCCTGCCCTACGTAGTGCAAACCTGCGGCCGTAGTGGGCAGTAGCAGGTCCGCCTGCGTCGAAAGGTCCGGCGCCACGCCCACGTTGGCGTTAGCCGTGGAATTGACCTTGACCCAGCTGGCGTTATTGAAGTCCAACGACCGCAGCAGCTTGTTGGTGCTCGCCATCTCGACGACGATGCTCGGCGTCTCACGCTCGCCGTCATTGTCCAGGTCCAGGTAGTCGATGCGCAGCAGGTCCGTCGACTTCAGCCGCAGCACTCCGTCCGAATCGATCTGGTAGGCCGAGCTACTCCGCGTGTACGTGTAGCTGGGCAGCGCGTCGCCGTGAACGTCGAGCAGTACCTTCTGCAGCGGCATCAGACGCCTCCCTTCACGAAGGCACCGGCAGGACGAGTGGCCAGCTGCAGGGCCGTCGCGCCACCTCTACGGGCCTGACGCCGCACCTCGTTGCCGAACTCGTCCGGGTCATTCGCTACTACGATCATGTCACCCTGGATATGGATAGGCGGGAGCACCTCGTAACCTTGCTGCATGTTGACACCGGTGTCAGCCTGGTACCGCAGGAAGTTGGCCTTGAACCCGGCCGGCGAGTTACGGATGGTCGAGGCCAAGCCGCCCAGCTCACCGGCCGCGTCGCCAGCCGCGTCGCCCAGGCTCTCCATCTCAGCCAGCACGTCCAGAAATTCTTCCAGCGATACCCTGCCCAGCGACCCTACGTTGAACGTGCCGGCCGCTATCTGGTCAAGTATGTCCGTCAGGAACTGGCCGGCCATCTCCGGCGTTAGGTTGGCAATCTGCTTGCCCAGGGCACCGCCTACGCTGGATAGCACCGTCTGTAGGTTGGTAAACTGGCCCGCCGCATCCAGGTCCATCGCCTCAGAACGCCTACGCGCTAACTCCAGCGCACCGCCGAACTGCGAGCGCGCCAAAGCGTCCAGCAGCTGCTCGCGTATTTCCTTGTTCTGGCCAGCCCAACTATTCAACGCCTCCTCAAGCTCCGACGTATCACCGGCCATCCGCTTCAGCGCCCGCGTGTTCTCCTCGATGGCGTTCACGTACTTGGGCCCAAAGAGCGCGTCACCTAGCATGCCGAGTACCGAGCTGATGCCCTGGCTGGCCAGGTTGGCACCCAACGCCCCCATGTCGATGAAGTTCTCGAACGTGCGCTTGGCGCCTTCACCTAGTTGGTCGATGCGGCTCGTCGCCTTGGGCAACTGGCGGCTCATTACCTCCATGCCGTCATGCATCTTCTTGGTCGCAGTAACAAACCTGGCGCGCGCCTCATCACTGCGGTCAATTCCCAACGGCATACCGCCGGCACCGAACGCAACCATTCCCCCGCCCGGCCCACGGTAGAACGCCGCCCGGTCGTTGCCCGCCAGCCCGCCACCACCCAACCGGCCCGGGCCCAGCAGCGGCATCAGGCTCTCGTTCATAGCCTGCTGCTGCACGCGGAGCAGCCGGTTGAGCGCCTCTATCTGACGGTTGATCTCGGCGGTGCCGTCGGCGGTAGCTTCGGTCAGCTTGGCGCGGGCGTCGGCCTCGTTCTCGGATTGGCGGGCGGCCTCGCGCCGTAGCAGCGTGATCTCGGCCAGCACCTCGGCCAGCTCATGCTGCAGGTCGGCTTCGCGCTTCACCAGCTCGGGCAATTCGCCCTGCACGGCAATCAGCCTGCGCGTCTCTATCAGGTCGCGCCCCAGCTGGTCACGGCGGGTGCGCAGCTCGCCCACGCTCATCCCCGTGGCCACGCTGCCCGGTAGCGCTTTGGCGCGGATCTCCTCGGCCGCGTCACGCGCCCCCTCTAGGGCCGCCTTGGCCTCGCGCGCGTCACGCGTCAGGTACCGGAACAGCGCCGACAGCCCGGCGATACCGGCAAACACCCCCACCATCACGCCCGTACCCAGGGCGAACTGGCCGATGGTGCCCAGCAGCCGCCCGGCCAGCGGGTTCACGCCGGCCATCTGCACGGCCACGGCCCGCAGGTTCGTAGCCAGGTGCGACATGCCCGCCGCCGACCGGCGCGTAGCTACCGCCCCGGCATCGAACGCCGCGTTCATCTCCAGCGCCTTCATGTGCTGGAGCACCATGGCACGCGTGTTGTAGATGGCGGCGCGGGTCTTGCCGTCGTAGGCGGCCACCGCGTTCTGTATCTCGGCGGTGCTTAGACGCTGCGCGCCCGTGTAGGCGTTGAGCGCGCGCTGCGACATGCCCACGGCACGGTCCGCCTTGACGGCCGCGGCCTCTACGGTCTTGAGCCCGGCCTGCGCCTTCTGGACTCCGACGTCGAACTCCTTGGAGTCCATGCGCAGCCGCGCAATCAGGTCGCCTACGGAGAAGGCCACGGGCTAGGCTCCGCCCCCGGCGTCGCGCTTGCGGCGCTCGGCTTCCTGATCGGCACGCCAGCGCGCGTCCAGCTCGGCGCGGCGGATACGCTTGCTGCCCAGCAGGTCGTCCATCGTCACGTCGCGCTTCAGGCTCTTGCCGCTCACGTTCAGCATATGCATGATCACCCAAGCCGTCCGTCTGATGTCTCTTTCCTGCCGTGCCTTTACGCCGTGCAGCCGTTCGCCCAGCTCGGCCAACGTACTGCTCCAGTACTCGGCCGCCGTCAGTTCCAGTTCGCTGAGGGCTACGGCCCGGAACTCCCACACGTCGGCGTCGTCGGCCGGGTTATCCTCCGCCCGGTCGGCGTCGTCGTCCGTTACTGCGACGCTGCGCCTGCCGTCTCCGCTCCGGCCCCCTCGATCACCGAGCGCATTGCCTCCTGCGCCGACGGTGACATCCCGCCGAAGCGCGAGAAAAAAGCATTCATCACCTCCACCACGTTCTGGTCGTCCAGCCAGCTGCCCACCTGCTGCTCCGTAAGCTCCGGCTCCTCGTGAATCAACCCGGCCCACACCAGGGTGCGCACCGCGCTCAGCGGTAGCGGCGTGCCCATCAAGTCGTCCTGAAAATGCCCGAGGCGGATCTTGATGCCCAACCGCTCGCCGAGCGCGGCCAGTGCGTTGGCGTCGTAGCGGATCGACCGGTCCCGCCCGCCGAAGTCCTTCAGAAGCGTGCCCTTCATTCCGAACCTCCCTCTGGTTGTAGGCTAGGCTCAGCCCGTGCTGGTGCTCGTCAGTACGCCGTGCCCTTCGAAGCTCAGGTTGTACGCCCCCGCGTCCTCGTTGGGGAACGACGCCTCGAACTCGGTGATGAAGATCTCGCCGGAGAAGTAGCCCTGCGAGCTGCTGCCCGTGGGGAACGCCTCCATGTCGACCTTCGTGCGCCCGGCCAGCACGTCCTGGATGGCCTGGTGCGTGGCGCCCGACGACACGTACAGACCCGCCGCGTTGCCGCCCCACTGGCCGCTCCCGCGGATCAGCTCGCGGTCGCCCGAGCTGTCGTGGCTGGTGGCGTTGATCGGCGCGTGGCTCTGCCGGATCGTCCAGTCGCGTAGCTCGGCGATGTTGGTCTTGGTGCCGCCGGTGCTGGTGCTCGTGTAGAGCTTCGCCTTGTATCCGGCGAGTGCGTTGCTCATCTGCTAGTCCCTCCCCCTTGGTAATCGGTCATGACTTGCTCCTCTCCACCCGCAGGTTGGCCGAGAACATCGGCCGCATGCTGCCGTCGAACCCGATGAAGCCCGGGCCCCCTTCGTTCCAGATACCCACGTAGCGCGTGCCCCCGGAACTGCTGGGCCCCGTAAACCCGTGCAGCGCGTTCTTGACCGCGCGCGCCACCGTCTCCGCCTCCACGTAGGCCGACGAGTACTGCGACAACGGCAACCCCCGCACCAGCACCTGCAGGCCCGGCCGCTCTATGTCCGCCCGCCCGTCCGACGCCGAGCCGCCCACGTCCGGCAGACCCGGGGCGTGCAGCAACGCTACGGCCCGGTCGCCGATGATCGTAGAGTCCGGCAGGTGCCCTCGGTACATAGGCCACGTGGCATGCGTCGAACCGGCCTCCGTGGTGCCGGTCTCGACAATGGTGGCGATCTCTTGCAAGAAGTCCGTCATGCGCCAAGGGCCCTCCGGATCCGGGCCGCCATGCGCCCGGCCATCGTGCTGGCGCGCGCCTTGAGCGGGATCTCGAGGAACTTGCGCGGCGCCAGGCCCCTACGCCCTACGGCCCGGGCAATCACAAAGCCCAGGCTCTCGTCGCCTAGCACGCGCCGGGCCCACTCCTTGAACGGAGCTACGGGCGGCATGAACGGCGGCCGACCCACGGCCGGCCCCGTGCCCTCGTGTATGAAGCAGTTGTGGACCACGATCCCTGCGGCCGTGTAGCTCGCCACTCCCTCAACCTCGAAGTCGAAGAGCAGCTTCCGGGCACCCGTACGGTGGCCTTTCCATACGTATGACTCGACGCTTACGACTTCGGCCCGCTCGAACGCGGTTGGCTCGACGTAAGTAGCCGGCCCAGGGTTCACAGAGACGTAGAATGACCGCTCCGGGATAGGTTCCGGCTCTAGCTCCGGCGAGAACCTGGGGTCGAAGAAGTGGAAGTGCACGATGTGCCAGCCGGCCCCAAGCTTTGCAAGCAGTTCCTTATCGCGCGCTACGTCCTTAGCCTGGTCACGGTGCCAGTACGCGCCGTCTACTTCAATAACGCGCTTCAACGTCCGGCACATGAAGTCCACATGCCGCCTACCCACCGAGGCGTTCACTTCATACGGGATGCCAAGCTCAGCCAAGAAGGCGGCGACCTTTTGGGCGATATCAGTATTTTGGCCGCGCCCTGCGATAACGCGGTTAGGATGCTTCTCCGGCATGAACATATGCCGGAGCGTCATCGTTGCGCTCATTTTGGCACGCACTTCAGCTGTTCTTGGAACGCCCGTGAACGGGCAATTGCCAGCCTTCCAGTATGCGGACCTACAGGCCACTGAGCAGAAGACCCTTCCCTGGCCGAGTACCACCCGCTTACCGTCGACCTCGAACCACCCGCACTCCCACGTACGGCCGCAGTTCTTACAGGGCCCACGTTGTTCCGGGGCCGCGCCTGTTCCCTTGTTGTGTGCCTGCTTGCGCCGCCGGAATACCTGATCACCTGCACGCACCTCGCTCGCGGCCACCCACTGGTTCTTTCCGTCCCTATAGACCATGACTTCATGCTGTGGCGTGATCTCTAGGGTACGGTGCTCGCCCTTACGCCAGCGCGACGTAATCCGAACCATCGGTGTAGGCTCTCCGCGCTCGTAGCGGAACACCTTCAGGACCGGCTTCCATACCCCAGCCTGCGTTAGAACTTTATCACCGACCCGAACCCCGGAAGCCGGCTTACCGCCGCCCTTAGCGCCTTGTACGGAAATTGTCGTATTGGCTGCCACGCAGGCGTATTCCGCGCCCGCGCCGCCGTAGCCCAACACCACCTCCACGACGGACCCGTCGACCTTCGGCGGCTCCACCATACCGCTGTTGCGCAGCGTCCCTTCGTCGACCGGCACAAGGCGCTTGGATTCCGCCATCACCGCTTCGCCCTCTAGGTACAGCGCACGGCCCGCCTCAGCCAGAGCGCGGCCCTTTGCAGCAGCCAGGGCGGCCTGCAGCTCCTTCGTGCCGACCATCTCCACGTGGATCGTCACCGGAGGTAGACCTCCACGTGGTGCTGGCCCTCTTCGTCCCGCAGCGGCTCGACGCGCAGGATCTCCGGCTTGCGGCCGTCGTCCAGCTCCACGGTGTGGTGCAGCCCTATGACGGCGCTGCTGCTCATAACGAACAACACGCCGCCGGCGATCTCCTCCACGCCGCGGGCCGACACGATCTTGCGCGGCGTCATGTCTAGCGCAGCGCGATACCGCTTGCCCGTGCTCGTCGTGGCCGGCGCTACCGACCCGTAGGCCGTCATGCTCGTGGCCGGCGCGTGCACCGTCACGTAGTCGGCCGTCATGTTGTAGAAGTCGCGTTCAAAGCTCACGCCTCTAGCACCCCCTCCAGCTCTGCCGCCACCTGTAGCGCCTTACGGGCGCCCTCGGCGGCCGTGCGCATAGTGGCGCAGAACGGGTCCTGCTGTTCTAGGGCGATGACGTCCTGCAGCGCCCGGCGCATCACCTCGTGCGCCAGATACTCGCCGTCCACCCGCAGCCGTAGCACCGCCACCGTCAGGGCCATCAGTAGCCGGTGCTCCCTGCGATGATGTCGAACTGGCCGGCGCTGAACGCCGGGGCTACGCGGTCCGGGTCCGCGGTCTCGGCCGCTTTGTCGGCCACCGAGATGCCGCCGGCGTACATGCCATCGGCGCCGCCCGTCAGCCGGCCCAGGGTCTTCTGCAGCTCCTTGGCCAAGTCGTAGTAATGCTGGCTGATCTGGCTGGCCGATATGCTCAGCCGCCCCACCGTCTTGTCGGCCCTACGCGCGTACCGTGCCCCCAGGGCGCGGGCCGCCGCAATCGCGGCGCGCTCCTTGGACCCCTGGTCGCTGATCAGGACGTCCAGCTCTTCGTCCTGCAGCTGCTGGTCGGCGGTGGTGTTGTCGCCTATGACCAGCCGGACCCAGCTACGGTCCGAGGACCCAGGCTCGCTTGAGAGATATGACCAGGTCATTCATATCCCCCTCACGGCCCGCAAGCCAGCCAAGCCGTGATGCCGCCGGAACTCGCACCGGCCGCGTGGTTGAAGCTCAGGCGCGAGAGCGGGCCCGTAGAACCCGTGCTCGTCAGCACGCTCGCCACCGTAGACGCCGCGAAGCTGAAGAGCGTGGGCCCTACGGTAGAGGCGCCGCTGGTGGCCAGGTGACCCGTGACCACTAGCGTTGCCGTCGTCGATGACTTGGAGAACTGGACGGTGAAGCTCTTAGCCGGGGCATCGAGCACTACGCTGACCTCGGCCGTGGTGGCCTGAGCGTCGAAGACCTTGACCGGCCCCATCGCTCCGCTCGGATGAGCATTCAGACGTTGCGGCACGGCGTTAGCCCTCCTTTCCTGTTCAGTCCGTCACCAGGGCCGGCCGCTTGGCGGCGGTCGCCCGCTTGGGCGCCGCCGGGGCCGGCTTGCTGTTGTTGTCGCCGCTCGGCGCCTGCACGCCCGTACGCGCGTCGGCCGCCCGCTGCGCCGCCGACGGGATGTTGCCGCCGTCGGGGGTGCTGGCCTTCATGCTCCACGCACGCAACCAGTACTCGCAGTCATGGATGCCGCCGACAATCTGGTTGCGGTCCTGCAGCAGCGCGGCGCTCTTGTGGCGGTACTCGTTGTCCAGCCCGTCGATGCTCTCTTCGGTGCTCTTGGCTTCGGCACGCAGCGCGGTGATGCGGTCGCCGTTGCGCGCGGGCCGGCGCTGCGCTTCCAGCTCGGCGATAGCCCCCTCGGTACGGAGGATGCGCTGCTGCAGCTCGGTGCGCTGCGTGTTGTAGTGCGCCTCCAGCTGGCGGATCTGCGCCAGCCGCTCGTTGTCCATGGCGTGCAGCCACTTGATGCGCGCCTGGATCTTGCGGCTCAGCACCGAACCGGCGTCCTCGTAGCCGTACGTGCCTACGGTCTTGAGCAGGTCGCTCAGGTCGGGCACGTACACCTTGATGCCCATGCCCAGCGCCCGGCCCAGCCAGTACTCGCAGCACGGACGCTGCGTACCGTACTCGCTGTCCTGCGCCATGTCGACGCCATAGACGTGAATCTCGCGGTAGCCCATGGCGATGGCAAAGGCGATCATCTCGGCCGGGCAGTTGGTGAAGTAGTTGGCCCCCACCGCCTGCGCCCCGCCGAAGTGCTCGATCAGCTCCTGGATCGGGAACCGCACCGACCCGGGGATGTCCTCGTGGTGCCGCTGCATATAGATGGGGATGGGGCCGAGCACGCTCTTCAGGTCCTCGATGTGCTTCTGCCCCTCGGCGTCGGCACACAGGTACTCGCGCCCGTGGATCTCGAACCAGCGGTGGAACCGCGGGATCGGCATGTAGCGGTACAGCTCGTTCAGCCCCCAGATCTCGAAGCTGTCGTCGAGCTTCATGGCCATCTCGCGATGGTCCGTGAAGCCGACGATAGCCACCTTGTCGCGGAGCCGCTTGAACGGCGGCACCTTGAACAAGAAGTCGGCCTTGAACGTGCCGGCGGATTCGGGGACCCCGAGATCCGCCCCAGCAAGACGAGTCGTGCCACTCATTTTGCGGTGCCCCCTTGTGGTATGATGGTGTAGTGGAACTGCGTACCAACCCCCCGCGCGCGGGGCGTTAGGTGCTGGTGCTGAGGTTGCCGGAGCTGTCCGGCTGCGACAGCCCAAACACGCCCCACCGGATCGTAGAGAACGCGATCAGGTGGGCCCCGGCTCCGGCCCGCGCCAACGTCAGCATCTCTTCCGATGAGCTGCCGATGAACGTGCCCGAGGCCGCGTTGATGTGGAACGGCGCCACCGAACTAGAGGCGTTCTTGTCGGCGATGACGCGGAACTCATCGCCCGGCTTCGGCGCCCGGTTGAGCGTGTAGACTACCGGCCCCCCGGTCGAAGTCGTCTGCAGCGCGATCACGCCGCGCGGGTCCAGCGCCGTGCTGGCCGCCGTGCTCACGCGAATACCGCTCAGCCGCGTGCCGCGCTTCACGAGCTGCGGCCGCTGATTCTTGTTCAGTCCCATGTTGGGTTACTCCCCGTCAGTTGCGGTGGTGCTGGCAGAGGCCGTGCGTGATGCGACCGCAAGGCTGACCGTTCTTCATGCGACCGCCGTGATCGCCGCACCGTGCCCCGCGCATGAACAGCGTGACCCCGCTCCCGCCCGCCGTACCGGCAGGGCCGGGGTCCGCCGCCGCACCCGCTAGGGCGCGTGGCACGACGCGCTTGTACTCCACGAGGCGACGGCGGAGTCCCGGCGAGAGCCGGTCCATGTCCACGCAGTCCCCCGCACGGTACTGGACTCCCAGTACCGTGAGGGGCTTGCGCGCTACGAATACCGCCGTGCTCATCAGGCCACCGCGCTTGCCATGAAGGCGCCGGCCTTGGCATCGACCACCTTGAAGTCCTTCCAGTCCTCCGCCTCCACGCGGTCGGACTCGTTGCGCTCCAGGCGGTACCGCTTGATGCGCGCGCCGATACCACCGGCCGGCGCACCGGGCATGCCCGCCCAGCTGAACGTGTAGCCCGCGCTCAGGGCCCTGGGGCCCGGGTTCGGGTTCACGTAGCAGAGCAGAGCGTGCTTGCCCGCCTGGAAGCCCATGCTGTCGGCCGCCTGCTCCTTGGCCGAATTCTCCACCATCCCCGACACGTACACGTTGTCCAGGTCGAGGAGCGAGGCCAGCAGGTCCGTCGTCACCACGCCGCGCTCGGTGTACTTGATGCGGTCGAGGATGTCCGGGTGGTCCGCCAGCGCCGTCCACACCTCGGTGCCGAGCACCAGGGTGTTGGGGCGGCGGCCGATGCGCTTGTGCACGGCCGTCTGCTCGCCGCGGATGTCCTCGATCGGGGTCGAGGCCGCGTCGTTCCACTGCAGGAAGCCCGTGGCCGTGCTGGCCGGGGCCGCGCTGCCCGTCATGTCGGTCGTCGAGCTGGCGCCGGTCCAGATGCTGGTGGCGAAGAACTCCGTCACCCAGTCCTTCTCACGGCGCAGCCGCAGCTGCTCCGTCAGGTAGCGGACCGTGTCGCCGTCCAGGTCGGCCACCGCCGGGTCGGCGTTGGCACGCTCCGGATCGCTGATGTCGTGACCCAGGCCGTACCGCTCGCAGAAGTACGTGTCCGTGGACACGCGCCAGCCGCTCGTGGCGATCTCGGCTCCGGGCGCGCGGCGCTCGGCGTCCGTACGCATCCAGTCGCTCTTGCTGAACACGTAATACTTGTCGGCCTGCTTCTGCACCGGGATGACCGGGAACACCTTGTCGTGGACTGAAGCGTTGTCCTCGTTCGAGTACGCCACCGACAGATTGGTGAGCGCAGCTGAAACGTGGAGGTCGCTATAGGTCGGGTTCGGCATGGTCTGGTCTCCTCAGGTGCTGATGGCGCCGGGCGTCAACAGCACTGCGATGACGCCGGTCGACCCGGTGGTGAGTGGTTGCAGCGCGATGCCGATCACGTTCTGACCGGCAGCGGTGCTGGGTACCGCCGCGCCCACCGAGCTAGCGACGACGCGCAGGCCCGCGGTGATGGCGTTGTCCATGGCCGAGCTGTCGCCGGCGATCATCTTCGTGACGCCGGTCAGCATCACCAGTCCGGCCTCGGAGGCCGTGCTGTTGTTCTGATACACGCCGGTCACCTTGCCGCCGCGCGTGGCCGTCACGATGCAGCCGTCGGCCGCGTTGGTCGTGCTGGCCTGGACGGCCTTGTACTGGTGGCTCGACATGTCTCCCGACGACTTCAGGGAGATCTGGATACCGGGAACCGAGTAGCTCATCGGTTAGTCCTCCTTGCCCGTCTGAAGGGTCCGCGACATGCGCTCTTCCTCAAGCGCGCGGCGCAGAGCGGGGTGGTTCTTCATCACCTCGCCATGGGCACGCTCCGCAGCCCACGTCGGGTTGGCCTTGCGCACTTCCTTGACCAGCTCGGCGACCTTGGCCTCGGTCTCCGTCGCCGCTCCGGTACCGCCACGGCCGATCTCCTTGAAGAGCCCGGCCTGGCGAACCTGCTCGGCCAGCGCCTTGAGGGTCGTCTCCAGCTTGGTCATCTCCTCGGCAGTCAGCGCCTTGCTGATCTTGCGCAGGATGGAGCCGAAGTCGTCGGCCGGCAGGCTGAGCGCCTTGGCCTTCGCGATGAACGTCTCGGCTTCGCGCTGGTCCTGGAGCTTCTGGACCTGCTCGGCGAGGTCGTTCGCTCGCTTCTCCGTCTCGTCGATCTTCTTCTGGACGTCGGCGGGCAGGGGTGCGGGCTTCGGAGGGTTCAACTGCCCCTCCAGCTCCGTCACCTTGTCGGTCAACTTCTTGAACTCTGCCTGCGCCTCGGTCGAAAGCTTGGTCACATCGAACATCGTCGCTTCCTCCGTCGGGGTTGGTGCCGCCTGCTCCTGCCCGTTAGCCGCCGCCCCGGCACCCTCCGCCGGCAGCTTCTCCATCTTCCCTTTGTTCGCTTCGATCGCCCGCAGCTGGGCCTCGGCATCGTCGCGGCTGTCATGCTCGCCGAGCTTCTTGCCGTCCTCGCTGTAGACGCAGAACTTGCCGTCCTTCTCCTCAATGTACTTCTGCACCGGCTGCTCGCGGCGCTTGAAGAACACCACCGTGGCCGCGGGGTCGTCCCCCCGGTCCACGAACCCTACCGTGTCGAGCCGCTTGACGTGCAGTCGGTGCTTTGCCGTAGCCATCGCTAGGAGGCCGCTACCTTTTCGCGCTCACCGGCGCCGCGAATGCTGAACCCCTTGTAGGTGCCGTCCTTGACCTTGCCCCAGACCGCGTCGTCCTGCACCTTGAACCCGATCCAGTAGCCGTAGCGCTTGGTGGTGATGCCCATGGCCGCGGCCTTCTCCGGCGTGAGCATGAACGACTCCACCAGCTGCGCCACACCGGTCAGCTTCTCATGCATCTCGTCGGCCTCACGGCTGTCGAGCACGTACTGGTAGGCGGCTTCCTCTAGCGAGGGTAGCGCCGCCTTGTCGACAAAGTCGCCCGAATGGTCTACGACGAGCTGGCCGTCTTCCTCCGCCACGTAGGCCCAACCGAACGCCAGCCGGCGGTCTTCGTCGAGCTTGGAGAAGGTGCCTTCGGCGCAGAAGCCAGGTTCGCCAGCTCCGTAGTCGTCGGCTTCGCTACCGGCGGCGCCGTCATCTACAAGCTCACCGGGGTCTAACTTCGACACCCCCAGCTCCTTGGCCAGCGCGGCCAGGATCGTAGCGATGCGGTTGCGCTTCATGGGGCGGTATATACGCCGCCCCGCGAAACGCCGAAAAGGGTAACTTTTTACTCGCCCGCGTCGCTAGCCGCCGAACCGTACGTCCACATCCACGCCGACACCTTCTGTTGCGGCTTGCCCTGGCCCGGTACGCGGGCCGCGATCTCGGCCACGTATTTGCCCACGTCGGCCTTGCTGCTCATGCCGAGCACGTTGGCAATCTTCTTGTAGTTGTAGCCCATGCTGACCAGCGTGGCCACCTGGAACTCGCGCGCCGTCATGCGCAGCGACGTGCTACCGGGGCCGAGGATCGTGCCTACCGGGCTGAACGGGTTGGCGCCGTTGAAGTGCACGAGCCCTTCGGTCGACACGCCGGTCAACGCACGTCTCTCCACTGCGGGTCTACGTCGGTGCCCAGGTCGAGCGCCGGCTCACGGTCCCACCCGTACTGTAGGCCCGACTCGTAGGCCGCCAGATGCAGGATGCGGAACATGTGCCCGCCGCCGAACACGTTCAGCTCCAGGCCGCGGCCCTCCGCTACGCCGCACCAGTAGCTCAGGCACGGTAGCGCCGACAGCGGCTCGCCGTTCATGAGCGGGTAGGCGTAGAAGTCGCACCCGTAGATGTCAATCTGCTCGAACCCCTCGTAGATGGCCAACGCTACCATCCAGTCGAAGCTGCTGGCGTGGAACCAGCCGTGCCCGGTCATCTTGGTCACGGCCTCGTACGGATACGGCTCCGAATCGGGGAACTCCGGGTAGTGGCGGTCCATGTAGAGCCGGATGCCGGTCTGGCGGCCCCAATGCTTGCGCAGGTCCTCGTTGCCGCGCGGGTAGTGCTTGGCCAGGTAGCGGGGCGGGTGGATCTGGAACCAGCGCGTGAACGCATGGCGGGCCGGGATGCCCGGCTTGTCGATCGGGTCGTTCAAACACCACAGCTCCCAGCCCGGCTCACCGTACGGCGCCACCAGCCGGGACGTAGCGAACCCGACGATGGCGACCTTGTTGGGGTCCTTACCGGGCTTGGGCTTCGGCCAGTCCTTGCCGCGCCACTCGCGCCGCGCCCAGAATACCTCGGACGCCTCGCGCATGGGGTCGCGCTCATGCTCAGGCATCTTGAGGATCGCCCGCTCGTTGGCTTCGCGTTCTGCCTGCGTTGGGCCCTTCTTGGTACCGTGCCGTGCCATAGGTTCCAACGTCCTTTCCAAATTGGTTTCCGCTTCTGCTTCTTCTCAGCCGGGATATCCTCCGCTGTCAGCCCACCGGCCCCGGTCGTCCCTAGGCTGGGACGGGTTATACTTCTCCAGCGGCTTCTTCCACCAGGGCCAGCGTGCACCGGCACTGGATATGCAGCGGCGGGCGGGCCACCGTGGTGCCGTCCTCCTGTACAAAGAGCTGCCCGCGCGGAACCTTCTGGCCGTCCATGGGGGCGCAGAGTGGGCAGGTCCGCTCATCGTCCGCCGTGATCCACTCCAGCTGCATCGTCGCGTCGATTAGCCCGGCGTCGGCCGCCTGGGCCCAAAGCTCCTCCTGCCCCGCTACGGCAGCGCTCTGCGTCTCGTGGCGGGCTATGGTGCGGGCCCGGTCCGTTATGAGTCGGTCACGGTACTCCTCTACGCGCTGGGCCACCACGCTCGGTGGCGCGCCCCGGTCCGTCAGCGCCCGCTCGAACGTGGCTAGGCGCCGCGCCCTGGGGCCGTCCAGCCCGGCGCTGTCCACGAGGATCTGACGGATGCTCTGCGCTTGGCGGCGCACGCTCACGCCCTGGCGCAGTGCGTCGGCCACCACCTCGCGTATGGCCTGGCGCGTGGACTCCTGTATGCGCGTCACCAGCTGGCCGGCTATCTCGGCCGCTATGCGGTAGGCCCGCGGGTTCATCAGGTCGAAGACGCCCTGGAGCGTGAACTCGACCTTGGCAATTTGGCCGGGTCCGTAGATACGCACTCTCGCGAATTCGTTACCGGCCCATGACAGTGCTGATAGGCGATGGTGTCCGTCTACGATATACAACTTGCCATCAAGTGAAGCCACCTGCGGAGATTCAGGCTTCGCGTCCCAAGCTTCGAGCATGGCTCGTACTCGGGTAGCGCGGACGCCAGACTGCGTGGCCGTTAGCTCTGATAGCCGCACCCGGCTCTCAGTAAATTGGCCTTCAGCTACCAACGCCTCCGCCGCACCCCGGCGGCCTTCGGCCACGTCGAAGGGTACGCGGCGGCCAGTGGGAATATCAGGATCCCTATCAGCAACGCCAATAGCCGCCAGCGCGGCTTCGGCATTAGATGGAACGTCAACCCCGCCCCCGCCGCTCCACTGCCCGCCCGTAGCCGTTCCGGCCGGGTCCCTTGGCTGGTTCGGGTCATACTTCCTCACCGGCAGCTTCATCTTGCGACCGGCCGCTTCACCGCTCTGCCGCATCGTCTCCTGAATACGCGGCACCGCCATGCGCTCGAACGTCCGTGCCCACAGGTCCCAGGGGAAGGCGTTCACCGCCGCGCCTACGTCACCGCGCTCCAGCGCAACCTGCAGCCGCTCCTGGTCCACGCCATTACGGAGCACCACTAGCGAGCCCGTGAACGCGGCGGCCAGCTTATTGGCCTGTCGATCTGCTACCGTCAGGACCGCCGCGCTGACCGGGTTGGAAGCTGCCGGCTTAGGCTTGCGCTTCAGCACGGGCGACCGGGCCGTCTGAGCCCGCGCCGTCAATCCTTCTATGCGCACGGGCCTGCTCTGCGTGAACTTCGGGAGCGGCTGGCTACCACTACGCACGCGGGCCGCCGTATCCGGCTTCAGGTCTTCGACCGGCTGGACGTTGAAGCTGCGGTCGCCATCGTCGTCCGTCACCGCGTACATCGCATCTTCCCAGGACTCGTTGTCCGGGTCGTTCATGCGGTCCAAGAAGGCCCTGCGGTTAGCCTCAGCGTTGGCTGCGCCGCTCGTCAGTCGGTACTCGCGCCCGCCGACGCTAACGAGCGTCTCCACCTGGCGCTCGCCGCTCTCGCGGTCCGTGGCGCCGGTATCAGACCAGCGGCCCATATCGTCCCGTGGCTGAGAGGGGTCATACTTGCCGAACGGCTTCTCCTCCTCGCCCTGCCCGGCGCCCGCAGCCTGCCCTTGTTCCGCTGCCAGCGTCGCGGCCTCCGCCATGGCCGCCCGCTGCTCCTCGGCCTCGGCGAACCGCTCCGGTGCCTTTTCGGCAATATCATCCGGCAGGTTGGCCGCCCGTAGCAGCATGCGCTCCAGCTCGCCGCTCTCCGTGGGGAACAGCTGGAACCCGGCGGCCGTCAGGTTATTCATGAACGTACCCAGCACCTCCAGGTCCGGCGTCTCGATGTCGCCGTGCTTCAGCCGCGGGCTCATCTCCGGCGGTAGCCCGTTCAGCGTCATGAGGCGCGGGATCAGGTCACGGTTGATCACCGTCTCGATTGAGTCCAACAGCGCGCCGATGCTGATGCCCATCAGGCTGGTCTTCGAGGAGGCCAGCGCGAAGCTGCCGACCTGCTCATGCCCCACCATGATGACGTCCATCAGAATCGACATCGCCATCTGCCGGCTGTAGTACTCCTTCACCGGGCCCGTGTCGATAGCCCTACGACCGCCTGCGCTCAGCAGCTCGAACTTGAGCAGCTGGTTACCAGCGTCGTCCAGGAACATCGGCAGCACCAAGCCGTTTTGCTCGTCGACCTTCACGCGCTTCACGATCTTCTTGGCGTACGCAAGTAGCGCCTGCTCTTCGGCACTAGCCGTAGTCAGGAACCACTCGCTAGGCACGTGCATCACCGGCAAGCCGTTCAGCTCGCGCTCGATGCCGATGCCTTCCACCTCCTCGATCTTCTTCTTGCGGTAGTAGGGGATGAAGCACCGCCGTAGCAGGCTGGTGCCTTCCGGGTTGCCCTTACGCTGAAGAACGGTGAACAGCAGCAGTTTCTCCGCCGGGATCACCGCTTGCGTCGTCAGGTGGCTCTGCTCCATGCCGATGATCCGGCCGCCGTCCTCCTCATCGATCAGCCAGCGATACAGCGTCACCGGGTGCCTGATAGCCAACCGGCTCACGCCGATCTTACCGTCCGTGTACTTGCTGCGCTTGCCCGGGTTGGGGTCGTAACCCTTCCTGATCTTCCAGATGATCTCGAACGGAGCGAACCCGTAGACCGGCGCAGCCATCCACTCCCCAATGAAGCCGGCCCAGTCGTGCTCCATGTCGCCGAACACTTCCTCGATGAACTCGGCGTGCTTCTCGGCCTCAGCGTCATCCTCTACGGCCGGCTCCAGGTTCCAGTTAACCGACCGCATCAACATCTCCAGCGAGTAGAGCATCGCCCCCACGATGGGGTCGTTCAGCTCCATCTCTCTGAACGCCAGCTGGCCCATGCGTCCGCTCAGCTTGGCCAGGAACTCCTCGTGGATCAGTCCGTTGTACTGCTCCAACCCCGAGCCGCCTAGCTCCTGAAGCAACCCAGGGTCCTTGGCGGCTTTCTTGAGCCGCTCGCTCGCCGTCATGCTCATGTGGTTGCCAGCTCCGGCTTCAGGACGATCTCGATGTGCCTACCGTTGGGGAACGTCACCTTCTGCGAGCTGGGGGTCTTTAGCTCCCATTCGGCCGCGTAGTTGCCCGCCGTAGCTACATGGGACGACGACATGTTCATGCGCACCCGACCGGCCGTGGAGTCCAGCACCGTGACGTCGCCCGCCGTGGTGGCGTCGGCTATTAGCCCGCCCGACGACGACCGCATGACGAAGCGCGCCGTATAGCCGCTGAAGTCAAACGCCCCATCCGCATCGCTCAGCGTGAAGTCCAGCGGCGGCAGCTGGTCGTTCACCTTCCTCGTATGATCAGCCATTGGGCCTCACGTTAGTATAGCGTTGCCGTCGTCGCTAGGTCGTCGACCGTAGCATACAGCGGCGGCCGCGGATAGCCTATTTGGTTGCTGGCCGAGGGCAGCGGCGCATGCAGCACCAGGGCGCCGGCCGATACCGTAGCGGTCTGCGGTGGTATCTGGTACGCAGCGGCCGGCGGAGCGTGCAGTATCAGCGGGGCGGCGCTTACCGTGCGCGTAACGCCGCTGAATGAGGTGGTTACCGCCGGAGCGTGCGCCACCAGCCCGGCGCTGCCAATGGCGCGCGATGCCGTGGTTGCCCGCGTAACCGTAGGGGCATGCACCACCACGGGCGCCGCTGATACGGCCTTCGTAACGCCGCTGGGCGTGCGCCCCACCGCTGGAGCATGAACCACGACGCCGCCGGCCCCCACCGTACGGGATTGGCTGGAACCGGAAACGGTTGGTAGCGGCGCGTGCAGGATGACGCCGGCCGCGCCGACGGTACGGGTGACCCCGCCGCCGCTGCGGGTGGGGGCCGGCGCGTGCGCTACGATCCCGCTCGCGCTAATCGTCCGCGTTACGGTCGTCGCTCGCGCAACGGCCGGGGCATGGACGATGATAGGCCCGGCGCTCAGGGTGCGGAAGGTATCTCCGCCCTGCCAGCTATCCTCCGTCCAAACGTCGGCGGTCGCCCAGGCGTCGGTCGCCCAGCCGCTACCAATCCGGTAGGCCATGGCTAGGCTCTACCCTCCGGCCTTACACGACGTCCGTGGAGCCGTCCCACGCGTCCGAGCTAGTACCGATGCCCGTCACCCGCGCCCCCGCAATGCGCAGCGTGTTCACCTTCGGCAGATAGGAGCCGCTGCTGCTAGGGGCCTTGGCACCGGGCAGCAAGTACACGCCCCAGCCCGTCGTCGGCGTAGCCACGTAGCCCGGCTCCAACGTCAGGTCGCCGCCGCTGCTGCTGGCCACCACCGACCGGCCGGCTTCCGGGTGGCTCTCCGTGCCGTCCTTGACGATGTGCAGGATGCCGCCCGTCCAGCCACCTGAGCTGGCGATGCCGCTGCTCACCTCCAGCACCGAGCCCGTGGACGCGCTGCTCAGGATGCCCATCGCGATCGGTACCGACGCGAACGGGTCGAACGCGCTCGGGTGGCCCTTGGTGATGAACGGCGCCGACTGGTCCATCCACAGCTTCGTCGTGCTGGCGTCCTCCACCAGCAGGAACCCCTGCTTGCACGTCATCTCGCTGGAGGTGTACGGCAC